GCAGCTCCTAAACCTGTAGCTCCTAAACCTGTAGCTCCTAAACCTGTAGCTCCTAAACCAACACCAACAGCAAAGCCTGTTGAACCTGCACCACCTATATCTGCACCAAACCCAACTGTTAGTGTTCCAAATATAACAAGTTCAGGTGTTTCTACTGCTGCAAAAGTTGCTGTTGGTACAATTGCTGCAGGTGCAGCCGGTATATCATCTGCGGCCGCACTTTCAATAGAAAGAGAAACTGGAAAACCAGCAAGTCAGGCTATAAAAAATGTTGGCCAAATTGTTCAAAATGACCCCAAACCTGGAGCATCATCTTATGGTATTTTTGGTATAAATTCTCAAGGTTCTGTTCAAAGCTTTGTTAAAGAGAATCCTCAATTTGAGTTGACGGCAAAACCTGCTTCTAAAGAATTCGATGAACAATGGACTAAAATATCTAAAGATAAACCAAAAGAGATGTTGCAAGCACAACTTACCTGGTATGATAATCACGTTACAAAACCATTAAACAAAGATTTACCTAAACTCATACCAAGTAATTTTGCAAACAATTTAAAAATAATAACATACTTATCGGATAGAAGAGTTCAATATGGTCCAGTAATGGAACAACAAGCAATTCAATATGCATCTAATGCTAAAACTCCAGAAGAATTCATTTCTCTTGTTACGGAATATGATTTAGCACATTTGAAAGAAGCTTTTCCAAAATACTTAAAAAATCATCCTGATGCTATCAAAGGTCTGCAAAAGAGGTTGACTGAAAGACAAAGGGTTTCTTTAATTACAACCGAAAAAGATAGTAAATTAGCTGATGCTTCTATAATAAACCAAGACTTAAAACAAACAACACAAGGTACCAAAACCATTATAGATAACACAACAACAGTTGCATCAGCAGGAACAGTAAACAAACAGTACATGCAAACTCCCGCTAAAGATATACCACCAACATATGCAAGACAATCATGAAAACTATAACTAAAAAACTAGGTGATGAAATATTTGTATGGGATCCAAATGCCTTTGACGGTAAAGGTTATTGGTTTGTTCTTGGTACAAAAGGTGGTTACGGCAGATTGGCCAGTAAGAAAGAAAGAACCAAACTAGGTGTACCATCAACAACACCACCAGATGACCAGTCAAAGGCAAAAGTTACGCCTATTGATCCAACATCATTAAAGAAATCTGTGGAACCTTTAATTAAAGACACCATGTCTGAAGAAACAAAGGCAAATGCTACAGGTATGAAAGATACATTTAAACCATCAAATGTAACCAACAACCAAGTTACTAATGCATTATACACAAAAGTTTCTGATGGCCAAAGACCAAGATTAACAAAAGGTGATAGTGTTTCTAATGTTTTGGGTAAGATTTATAACTTAATGAAGCAGTATCATGAAGAAGATGTTAAACGTCTGGTACAAGAACAAAGAGATAGAGTTAGAAAAGAAGATGATGAGAAAATATATCACGACAAGTTGATACAGGCCATAACAGGTAAAAAGAAAAAAGGTGGAAGCAAAGTTGCACCAATGGCTACAAAAGATGAAAAAACACCTGATATATTTGATTCAATCAAAGATACATTGAAAAATATGGTGTTGAATGCATTAGAAGATTATGGTATTTCTAAACTTTTAGGTAAAGGTGCAGCACCTATCGCAGCCGAAGCTGCAGGTCTTGGAGCTGCCGAGGCCTCAGCAGGTGCAGGTGCTGCGGAAGCTGCAGCTGCACCAGCCGCAGCCGAAGCTGCAGCCGTTGGTGAAGGCATAACTGCTACTGAAGTTGCTGGTAGTGTTGCAGTTGCAGGTTTAGGTGCAGCTACTGGAGTAGCACTTATGTTAGTATCACCTTGGGTTGCATCTGCAAAAGAAAGAAGAAAGATTGAGAAGAACCCTAATGCCCCAGAGTACAAGGACAATCCATATGCAATGAAGGTTCGTGGTGAAGTAAAGACTGAAGAAGAAGGTGCAGCCAAGAATATCAAAAAAGGAATGAAACAATACAAAAGGCCGGAGATTGAACAAGCCGTTGCGGATAAAAATAATGATGATGAAACATTAAAAGCTGCATATGGTGAAAATCGTGCGGGACTAAAAACATGGTTGAAAGAACATCCAGCTCCATTTTCAATGTATCAAGCACCAAGTGATGTGAAACCAACTACATTACAAAAAGTTGGTTCTGAAACATCTACAGCAGCTGCAGGTCGTGGTTCAGCAAAATCAGCAGCAATCGATCCACGTAGAGTTGATATGCCTAAACAGGCCGCTGGTGCTACAACAGGAGGTGGTGCATCTGTTGGTGGTATGCATGGTGTTTCGCCTGAACCGAAAACTTCTATACCAATGGAAACACCTAGTGCGACTCCAACTCCACCTGTAGCCAATCCACTAGGCCAACAAGCAGTAGCATCTACACAACAAAATAACCAATTAAAGATAGACCAAAACACCACATCAAAAACTACGGTGATTAATAACTCAAAGAATGTTAGAGCAGGTGGTGGTTCTACTTCAGAAACTATAACAACCGATTCTGTGCCTGTACGTAATGATGAAGACACATGGTTGAAACTGCAAAAGTTTAATTTCCGGCCAGTATAAAAAACCCCGCACTAGGCGGGGAAAAACACTTCGGGAAAAGTGAAAATGTTTTATTCTTCAGCTAACTTTGCAAAGTAAGCCAAATCATCGTCTTCTTCAGTAACAAGTTCTGGTTCAGGTTCTGCTTTACGTGGCATAGCCTTCAATGTCTCTACTGTGGTTTTAGGCACAGGTACATCACCATTAAGTCCTAGAACTTTCTCTAGGCGTGATTTCAAATCATCATATGACTTGAACTCTTTATCAGCAGTTAGGTCTTTCAAACCAAACTCTGACTTCCAGATTTCTTCCAACTTAGCATCATCGTTAAGCAATGGTGCAGGTGTTGCAAATTCGGACTTATCATAGTTCTGATAACCAGCAACTTTAGTAATCTTCAACTTGAAGTTAGCACCAGTCCACAAATCAAATGGATTGAACGCAGCCTCATCTTCAAATGTAGGATTCATTACGCCTGTAATCTTTTCAAAAATCTTGGCACCGAACTTGAACAATTTAACTTGTCCTTCATTCTCTGGATGCTTAGGATCAGATACGATATAAACATTGGCGATATAACTCAACTTACGTTTTTGTTTACGCACAACATCTTTGTTGGCTTCGATACCAGAGTTCCACAATTTGTTGTTGTGTTCACATACTGGACATTGCTGACTCTTAGTAGTCAAACACTTATCGATTAACCAACCACCAGGACCTTGAAAACCGTGTTCAAAGATTTTAACCCATGGCAATGAGTCATCACCATCGGCTGCTGATGTAGGCAGAAAACGGATAGTAGCCATGCCGTTACCAGCTTTGTCTACTTCTGGTCGCCAAAAATTGTTGGATTTATCTGAGCCTTCTGACGAGTTGAGTTGCTCAACTTTGGCTTTTAGTTTGTCGAGATTCTTGTTTGAGTCTCTCTTTAGATTTGCGAAATCTACCATGATTTTATTTCCTTTATAAACGGAGTATTACGGATTATTGACGGATTGTCCACATTGTACATAATATAAACATATTTATACACTCAGGAGTGTACTTAAAATGCTGATGGTTGTTAAGGCATCTTTGTGAAGAATACCAGTACCACCAGCCTTATTCCACGCATCGATAACACCTTCAGTATCATCAATGAGTATAGAATTCTCATCTGCATATTGTGCCTTCAATGAAGCACCAGGCACAAAGATTGCAGGATATGTGATGCCATTCTTATCAAGCCACAATTGTTTCTGGCGTGATATGGTGACATTGCTTGAAGGCCTTGCTGTAGATGATAGTATCTCAATAGGCACTTCAATCGTTTTTAAATAGTTTAATAGTTCATCTGCATCAGGCATTTTGTCCAATTCTGCAAATGCGCCTGCATTATAGAATTTATGAAACAGGTCACCAAATCTATGGCGACTTTCGGCTGATGCCGGTGATACATTGAACATCTCTTTGAACTTCTTTTCGAAATCACAAATGACTCCATCCATGTCCAAATAGACTTTTGTAAACTTATGCATGTTCTATTACTATCTCTTTTAAAATGTTTTTAAATTTAACCTTGTCATAGGTAACGAATGGTGCATACTTTTCACATTTTAACCGCCAATTCGGCCAAATAATATCATCACTTATCTTTCTATTCCACATGGGAAAGAAATTCATTATATCATTCAGTATGACCATCGTTTCAATAGCGATGGTGCCAGACATTACTTCACGGAGAAGTTTTGGATGTTGGCCATCATTGACAATCAACATTTGATCCGGTGCATCATTACCTACAAGACGTATTATATCATTTTCAAACACATATGTCAAGGACTGATTGGTCTTTTGCCACTTTGAATATGCCTTATCGCCTTCTGGTCCTAACATCTCACCAACCCATGTACTGTCTCCGTATATGAAATTAGCCAGAAAAAAGTTCCTGAGTTGTTCCAATGAATACTTACGAGATAGTTTGTAGAACTGGTACTTGGCCTTGTTCTTCATAAAAGAATCTTTGCTCACATTGGTTTTGCCATTGTACTTAAAGAAGTCGTATGAGGATGAGGTAAAGTGTGTCTTCAGAGCATTATATAAGGCAAAGGCTTCAAAGCCTGTGTTCTCAGTCATATTGGCAATTTAGAACTTTTCTTTATTAGGTTTGCTGATTGGGCTTCTTCTCTTATTCTAGCCTTGAGGTGTGATGATATAAGTGTTGCAGCCACTTCAACTTCAATACCTGTCTCGTCACAATGTTGAATGATTGCTTCCATACACGGTACACGGTATACGTCAGCAATCTCTTCAATCTTCAGGCTAAATTCACGGATTTCATCTTTAGAAGGCATTATTTTCTACCTAGTGCATAGGCCATACAAACTGGTTTTGCATCTGTTTCATAGGCACATTTAACAGCAATAGGGTCTACACCTTTTTGTATTGCAGCCTCAATATTTTTAGACATATTGTTTCTGTCATTGATACTGTACATGAATCCACCGATGATAGATGAACC